AAAATCAAGTTTGATGTCAGAGATGATATTGCTCAACTTGAAAGTCCCAAAAATTATAGAATAAAATCATTAGACGACTTAATTGCTCATTGTGATATTGATTTAGACCTATGGGAGATAGATAGGTATATAGTCAATAAGTGGGAGGTCGGAAGTAATGTAGATGGTCAGGTAGTCACCGAGCCATTGTTTCAAGTTAAGGCGTGGTTAAAAAGAAAGAAGTTTGATACAGAACTTTTTAGAGAAGGTTTAGTCACAGACCTAAAAAAATACTCAAAGTATAGTAAGTTAGAAAGACCAAATACATTAGGTAAGTGTATGTTGGAGATAAATATATTTGACTTGCATTTCGGAAAGTTATGTTGGGGAGAGGAGACAGGAGAGAACTATGATACCAAGATAGCCGAGAAAAGATTTCTCAAAGCCATAGAAACATTGTTAAAAAGAGCAGAAGGGTTTGATATAGAAAAGATTGTATTCCCAATAGGAAACGACTTTTTTAATTCTGATAATTTAAGAAACACGACAACTGCAGGAACCTTCCAAGATGAAGATTTAAGGTGGCAAAAGACCTATCGTAAGGGTAGGGAACTTATTGTCAAAGCCATAGACAGGTTATGTCAAGTAGCAGATGTTGATGTGGTAGTAGTTCAAGGAAATCACGATTTTGAAAGGAGTTTCTATTTGGGAGACGCTTTAGAATGTTGGTATGATAAGGACGAAAATGTGAATGTAGACAACAATGCAAACCCAAGAAAGTATGTTCATTATGGACAATGTTTGGTTGGTTTCACACACGGCAACAATGAAAAGGTTGCTAATTTGCCTATGATAGTAGCACAAGAAAAGTCAGATATTTGGTCAAAGACAAAATACAGGGAAGTTCATTTAGGTCACTTACATCACAAGAGAGAGATAAAATGGATAAGCACACAAGAGTATAATGGAGTAGTTGTAAGATATATGAGAAGTTTGTCAGGAACAGATGCTTGGCATAATCAGAAAGGATATAAAGGTAGTGTTCAGTCTGCAGAGGCATTTATTTGGGAAAAGAATGAAGGTCTTATAGCACAACTTTCTTTCAATCTATAAGCCGAATTACCTCTACGATTTTGCATATCTCTGTAGGTAGTATATCAATATACCACATCTCGTAGTAAAGTCCTCAAATCGTCTAAAAAAGTCCTTCAAAGGAATTACGACATTTAGACAAAAAAAAGATAAAAAAATTTTTTACTTTCAACTTTATGGTTATGTTTGTAAGACAAAACCAAAAAACATTTAATATGAAAAAGATTGCAAGATGTCCTAAATTTAATTTAGATAAAGATTGTCAGATTTTAGACAATGAACACAAGTTAGAAATTATCCAACTTTTTAATGATAGTATAAATAAGAAAATTTCTTACATCAGTAAAAGAAGTGGAGAAAAAGTAGAGTATTCTGCTATAGAATGGGAATGGGAGTTTGATGATTATGAGGTAGAATTAAGGTTAGAAAATGATAATGATACTATGTATGTTATCAGATGTGGTTTAGAAGGTTGGGAAGTAGACCAAGGAGACTATACTTATTATTGGAGTGATGGAATGCAGAGAGACTACAATGAACATTGGGTAGATATAGACAGAGATAATGCCTATGACCAAGATATTGACACAGGAGATGTGTTAGAACATATTGAGGAGTTCATTAAGAACAGAAGTAATAAGAGTTATATGGGTATTGATAATGTAAAAGTAGAATTAGTATTATGTTAGATAGTAGTATAAGTAATTGTTGTAGTGCAGGTATTTACGAAGAAACTGATATTTGTATGGAATGTAAAGAGCATTGTTCTCCGATAGAACTTTGTAAGTATTGTGAACGAGAATATCTTGAGGAAGAAGATATGGTAATGTGTGATGAATGTATAACAGAACATCACTCAAAGTATAAGCAAGATGGTAGTATTTATGTCTTTGTTTATGGAACTTTGAAAAAGGGTTTTGGAAATCATCACTTGCTAAACAAAGCAGAATGTTTAGATGATAGAGCAAGAACCCAAGAATACTATAGTATGACAGGTAGTGGAGTTCCTTTTGTTCATCATTCTCCAAAGAAAACAATGATAAAAGGGGAATTGTATAAAGTAAATAAAAACACCCTACATATGTTAGATGGATTGGAGGGACACCCTACTTGGTATAAAAGACAAAAGGTATGGGTAGTTGATGGTTATGGAGGACCCCTTGCAAAAGCGTGGTTATACTTCAATGATAATGATAGAGGATACCAAGATTTTCCTACAGGAGAGTTTAGTAGATTAACTAATTTCCATTTGAAACCTTGGAAATACTAAAATAATTTTGCATATATTTGCAGTAACCAAAAAATGTTTAACTAAAATTTAATAAAAATGAAAAAGAATAATGAAAGTAAAGCGTGGAAAAAATTAGGAGAAATTTGTAAAAACACAGACGACCCTAATTTCGCATTCAATTATCAGTTAGGAGTTGTGAACTTACTTACTGAAAGTTTAGGAGGTTTGGGAGAAATAACCAAAGAAGACAAAGATAAATCTTTTGACGAAGGTCTTAAAGATATAATGGGAGAGGAGGACTTTGAAAAAGCAACCTCCAAAGAAATAGATTGGAAGTCAAAACTTATTGACTTAATCAATAAAGAAAAAGAACATTCGCAAATGATGTTTGAGTGTGCTAAAGTAAATGAGGCAGATTGGGAAGGTGTTGATGCAGTTAAGAAAATGAGAGAACGAACTCGTAAGTTGACTTATCACAATATGGAAAAACGCCTTATTCAATTAGAGAAACACATTAAAAACTTAATAGACCGAATTTAAGATGAACCTACAGGCACATTTCGTAGAACTGCACCCCAAAACCTATCAAGCAAAGATAAAGTCGTATTTTGACGGCAAATTGGGTTCAGAGATAGAATACCGAATATGCACCCTACACGAGTGGGGTGCTATTGTTACTGCCTGTTGTTGTGAGACCCCTTGGATAAATTTCTTTTATCAAGGCAAAGAATATCAAACAAAATTTTTAGAAACAGATTTAGAAACCACAATTAAAAATAGTATAGAATTATGAGTAAAAAAGTAGACACAAAAACCAAAGAAAAAAGTGCAGATGGTAAAGACCTATCCAACATTTATGTATGGGGACAAAAAGAACCCAAGGAAAATGTTAAGATAGATGATTTAATGAACTTGTATCACAAGCCACCTGCAATAGAAATAGAAAAGGGAAAAACTTATGGAGTAACTTCAGACCCTATAGTTATGGCTCAATACTTTGTTCAGAAGTATAAGAGAAAAGAAATGATGTGGGTGGCAGAGGCACCTGTTGAGGGATTGTTGGGAGACGCTTGGTTTTGGAATTGGAATAATTGGGCAGTCCGAACACTTCATATGAGAGTGATGAATTTTCAGACAAGTTTTGACTATTCAAAAGTTTGGTATGGTAAAGTAATTAAACACGGACAGGAGTTCGCAGAGTTAATGTTTATGGAGGAGTTACAGGAGTTGAATAAAATGGAAATAGACGAGATAACTCAAATGAACAAATTGGATTGGGAGGAAATGAAAAAAGAGGAAGAACGCAGAGTTTCGGAATTACAAAAAGGAAACCCTGTTCCAAGTAAGTAAAATAATTTTGTATATTTGTAAATAAATTAAAACCAAAAAGTATGGCTAATAAAGTGAACTTAAACGAAGGTAAAATTCTTGACCTAACTCCACAGGAGACAAAGAAAGAAAAGTTAAAAAGATTGTTCAAGGACAATGGTCTTGTAGCAGAAGATGTGTATAAAGACAAGAGAGGTTTTATCATTATCACAAGGACAGGTATTGATAAGATAGTTGCTAAACACCAAATTCTAATTCAGTATGAACCTGTTGTAATTCAATTAGGGTTAACTGATAAGGCAGACCAAGTTGTTATGAGAGCAACAGGACAAATAGGAAAGGACGGAGTTCCTGTTCAAACATTCGGTGAGGCAAGTGACAAAAATCTAATGGGTGGAGCAAAGTCTTATCCGATTGCTATGGCAGAGAAAAGAGCAATGGCAAGGTGTGTATTAAAATTAACAGGGTTTTATCAAATAGATGGTGTATTTGGTGAAGGCGAAATAAGCGATTAAAAATGGGAACTTTTATCATTGGTATATTACTTATCGTTTTCGGAATAAAACTCTATAAAATCGGTAAAAATGGATAATTTTGAGGATATTTTTGAGGAAGACGACAATTCGTTAAAGGAAATCAATTTTGATGAGTTGTTAGAAGGAAACAAAGCCACTATCGGTCAGTTAGGTATGTTAGACCACTTGATAGATTGTGCAATGCTTACTGAAGGAGAGAGACAAAAAATAAAAAGTGAGTATGAGGAGTATAGTGAGGCAGAGGCAAGTGCGTGTATATCAATGTTAAAAGAGAACCTACCAATTAACGATTGTAGAGACCAATTTATTAAGATGTGTAAAGATGGTGTCTTCAAAGAACAAGGAGATTGTTAGATATGAGTAACGAAAAGTTAGGTAGTGATGGTAATACCTATTTAATTGAACCATCAAGAAAATTAACCAAAGTGCAACCAAAGGGCAAGTTCTTTACACTTCAAGAGATGTATGATTTGATAGATTGTAAAACAATAGAAATGGCTCGTAGTAAGTTTGATGGATACACCTTAATCTTTGATGAGGAGTATCAGTTAAACACAGGTTGGTGGAATGATATGAATTTGACTGCTACCCAATGTTTACACGAGACTTTCCGACCTATGCAAACCAACTTCCTCGGAGGTAAAGTAATGCTCGTTAAAAACGAACAAATCTTATGAAAAACTTTTATTACAAAAACAAGAAAAGTTATCCGTCTAAAAAAACAAACGGAACAATGTATTACATCTTTTTTAGAGATGATGAAAAAAGTTACAGAACTTGTATAGATAGTGGTTACAGAAACTTCGCAAAATGGAAGTTGTTAATTGAAAACGCTATAGCAGGAGATGTGATTAGAGGATTGTCAGTTAAGTCTAAAGGATTGATTGATGCAGATAGCACTCCTGTTTGGACAGGTCATAACATTTACGAAGATGTTAAGGAAATGGAGATTGCTAAACTTCAGAGGAGACAAGAGTTTAATGAAAAAATGAAATGATATGGAATTTTTAGAATTGTGTAAGTCAGTAGGACTAAACAAAAGAAAGTTGGGTAAAATAACCAAGTTGTCGCAACCAACTATAAAACTTTACTGCGAACAACCAAGTAAGTTTCCTGTAGGTAAAATCATTGATATTGCCGAGGAAAGTATATTAGAAGAATTAGAAATTTTAGAAACAATTAAAAAACAAAAATAGTTATGGAAATAGTAGGAACAATTATCAGAAAGTATGAAGTAATTCAAATCGGTCAAAAGAATACCGACAAACTTCAATTCGTTGTAGAAACGGATGATGAAAAATACCCACAGGTTATTCCTGTAAATGCTTATGGAGACAATGTAGCCAAAGTTCAGAACATATCTGAAGGAACAAGAGTAAGGGTAGGTATAAATCTAAAAGGTAGAGAATGGCAAGATAAGTATTATCTAAACGCAGATATGTGGAGGATAGATGTTGAAGTGGAAGACCCAAGAGCAATGGAATTAGAAACTGAAACAAAAAAGGATGAGGACTTGCCGTTCTAAAAAAATCTTTTAGTTTTGTATATAAATCAACCAAATGACAAAAAGAAACAGAGCATTCAAAGGAGTATGGATACCGAAAGAAATATATTTAGATGATAGACTAACTTGGAGTGAGAAAATCTTACTTGTTGAGATAGATAGTTTAGACCAAGGAAAAGGTTGTTTCGCATCTAATGGATACTTGTCGGACTTCATAGGAGTAAATAAAACTACTATATCAACTGCTATAAGTAAGTTATGTAAAATAGGTTACTTAAAAAGAGTAGGGGGTGTTAGTGGAAGTAGAAGGTATATTTTTAGTAAGTGTAAAGGGTATTCCAAATTTGCAGAAGATAGTCTTGTGGAAAATCAAAACCATAATAATACAGATACTAATACAACTAATAGTAAAGATAATAGTAGTGGACTTTTCAAGTCCTTTATAGAAAAGTATAATGAATTTTGTATAAGAGAAATTGGTATAGGGTGTAAGATGAATGGAATGGAAGGTAATCATCTTAAACAAATTATTGCCTATCTAAAGTCGCAAGTGCATCAGAAAGATGATGTCTCTGTTCTTACGGCTTGGGAGTTCATTCTAAATAGTTGGGACAAGTTAGATGACTTTCATCAAAAACAAATGAAGTTGTCCCAAATCAATAGTAATATGATAAACATTCTAAATCAATTAAGAAATGGAAAGGATAAATCCAAAAGCAGTCTTGAAAGACTTAAAGCAGAAATCGTTAACAGAAACAGGCAATTCTAAAAATCTGCCATCCCGTGGGACACCGAAAAAATCGGAGTTTTTGCCTATAGCACCAACAGACAACACAAAGTTGTTTAAGTCACAAGTTAGGTCTATGAACATTCATAATTTTATGATTGAACGCATTAACAAAGAAGTAGATGTAAAGACAATGGGGGAGTTAAATCGTATGAATGAAACAAGATTAAGAGATGAGGTTTCATTGTTGTTGTTAGATTTGACAAATTTCTTCGCAGTAAAAAATGGAATGACTGCAGATATGATAGAGGACATTGTTGAGATGATTATACAAGAACATAGTAATATGACATTGTATGATATTGGACTTTGTTTTCGTGAGGGCAAGGTCGGCAGATATGGTAAAGTATATGATAGATTAGATGGTGGAATAATTATGGAGTGGTGTAATAAGTATCAGAATAAATTTATAGATGCTTGTGAGGAGGCACACAATCAAAGAAAAAGTCAATATCAGTTCGGAGACGGATTGAGACAATCAGAAAAATATGATAGATATGGGTTTAAGAAAAGGAGATAGAGTTCCACATTACTACAAAGGAAAAGGAGGTTATGAGGCAAGAAAAGTAGTAGAGAACTTTGACTTAAATTACAACATAGGAACTGCAGTTACTTATTTGTTAAGGGCAGAAAGGAAACATTCAAAACCAAATGAATGTATAAAAAAAGCAATAGCACATTTAGAATTTGAATTAGAAAAGTTGAATGAAGGAGTATGAGTTACAGAAGGCAGTTTGTAGATATATGGACTATCACAAAGAAAAGATATTGTATTGTGGTAGTGCAGGAGGAGTAAGAACTTCAATCACACAGGCAAAGAAAATGAAAGCCACAGGATACAAGAAAGGTTTTCCTGATTTGTTCATTTACAACCCAAAGGGAAAGTATAATGGTTTAGCCATAGAACTAAAAGTAAAAGGAAATTATCCAAGCAAAGAACAAAAGGAATGGTTGTCAAGGTTGACAGAACAAGGATACTATGCAGTATGTTGTAAGGGTTTTGAAGATGCAAGAACAACCATAGACAATTATTTTTCAGAAAAATTATAGTCGGTCTCAATGCCGAACTACCTCTACGATTTTGACTATCTCATAGTCCTGTATATAAATATACTCGCCACCAAGTTTATTGCCTTAAAAGAACTAATAAGTCGTTCAAAATCAATAAGTTAATTAAGAAATAAAAAACTTTTTTATTCCAAAATTATGCTTATGTTTGCTCTATTATTAACCATAAAACATTTTACAAAATGCCAAAATTTCAAATGTTAACAGAAAGGAAATATGACTTCTTTGAAGTTAGTTCCTCATTCCAAAAATCTATTAGACGAGGAATGGAAGAAGATGCAATGTATTGGGCGATTGAACTTTACAACTCAAATTATGATGAGTATGTATGGAAACGAATGCTAATAATTGCAAGTGAGGATATTGGTTTAGCAGAACCAAATTTAATATCCAATTTACAAAGTTTGTATCAAGTTTACACTTTTTTGAAAAAGAAAAAGGATAAACACGAGCCACAAAGATTGCAGTTCACTCACGCAGTTCTGATGTGTGTAAGAGCAAAGAAGTCTCGTTATGTAGATAATTGTATTTTCCATTATTGGAATTTAACAAAATCAACTAAAAGGGAAATTCCTTCATTTGCTTATGATTGTCACACTCGTAAGGGTAAGTCAATGGGATTGGTTGGACAAAAAGGTAGAGAACATTTTTGTAGTTCATCTGCTCAACTAAACAATATGGGTTCAGTTGATGGAGAAACTGAAATGAAAGATTTGTTTGAAAAAGCATTCATCAATCCTGAAGGTAGTCAAGGGACTTTGTTGTAGTAGTCCCAAGTCAAGGGGGGAGGTTTTTGTAATTGTCCTCCCCTCTCGGCTTAAAAAAAAAGAAAAAACAATTTCGTAATAAAAAAATCTTGCATACGTTTGTAAGATATTAACCAAAAAACATTAAAAATTATGTGTGGAATTATTGGATACAACGGAAAAGATTTAGCAGACCCTACAATCTTATCTATCCTATTTTTAGAGAATGACACAAGAGGTGGACATTCAACAGGGTATCACGACAACAAAAAATTCGTGAAAGTTATTGGAACAAGTCAAGGACTTTACCAAGAGTTACAAGAAGTGAGAACTAAAAAGTTAATTGGACATACTCGTTATGCCACTCACGGAGCAAAGACAACTGCAAACCAACACCCCTTCAAAAGTGGTAAGTGGATTGGTTGTCACAATGGAGTTTTATCAAATTACAAGGAAGTTGGTAATAAATACAAGATTGCCGAAACAGAGGTAGATAGTCAAATGATATTTGAACTACTTAACAAAACAGGAAATATGAGAATGTTAGGTAAGTTTAGTGGAAAGTTGGCTACACTATTCCAATGTGGAGATGGTTTTATGTATGCTTATCGTAGAGAAAACCCTTTGTTTGTTGGTAGAGATGAAAAAGGAAATGCTTACTTCAGTTCATTAAAAACTCCTTTAGAGTATTGTAATTTATCGGAGATATATGGACTTGAACAAAATTTTATCTACAAGTTCAAAGATGGAGCAGTAGTAGATAAGATTAAGGTTAAGCATAAGCCAATAGCAACAACATCTTTTGTCAATACAAATTGGAGAAGTTATGGAACTTCAAACAATGTAGTTAATTGGAAAAAGAAAAAGTCAACTTCAAATATCACAGACAGATATAGTCAACAATCACAAGACACCTTGTTTGGTAGAAATGATAGGTTAACTTCATATGATTGGGATATGGAAGATGAAGATGCTTGGAATAATAGTTTCAGTCTAAACGAAATAGACAATGATGATGCTAATTCCATAAACTCCATAGTTGATAAACTTGAAGACATAGACCGAAGATATGGTTCGGACTTATTAACGGAAGATAGTGCCGAAATTCGTAATATGATTGATGAGTTAAAGTCAATAAGCAATAAAGTGTCTGCGTAAGTAGATGTTTTTTGGTAGAGGGTGGTAACAATAATTGAGTAATTCCTGCCGAATACTTGATAAAATTGCCACCCTCTTTTTATGCCCTGTAATCTACGGAACAAAAAAAAATTGAACTTTTTGAAAAAAAATATGATAAAACATTTTTTTATATATAAAAAACATTCGTAGTTTTACAATGTCAAACAAATAATAACAATTAAAACTAAAAAACAATGGCAACTATTTACTACAACAACACAAGAAATCAAGCAAACAACAAAACTCGTTATACTAAAACAGGAGGTATGCAATATACTTTCGGAGTTGAGTTAGAAACTTCAAGAGGTCAGAACGACACTATGGAACAAGAAACAATGGACAACAACTTAAATGTCCTTGCTTGTTATGATGGTTCAATCAGAGGTAGAGAATATGTAACAGGGGTTCTTAAAGGAAATGATGGAATGGAACAACTTGAAGGTATTTGTGATGCACTTAATAACACAGAACACGAAGTTGATAGAAGATGTGGAGTTCACGTTCACATTGGAGGAGCAAATTTCAACAGAGCATTTGGAGCAATGGCTTTAAGACTTGCTTGTCAAATTCAAGATGACATATTTGAAATGTTACCTGAAAGTAGAAGAAACAATTCTTACTGCCCAAAAATAGATGTAAGAACATACAAAAATACAAACTTCAAAAATGCTAATAAGAAAATAGCACAATTCGTATTCGGTAGAACTAATTTAGATAAGACTTACAACAAGAAATATCATTTAGGTAGATACCCAAGCACAAGATATAATTGGATGAATATGGTAAGATGTGGTTCTGCAAGCAATGGAGAAACTTTAGAGTTTAGATGTCACGCAGGTTCTTTGAACTTTGAAAAATTACAAAATTGGATATTAGTTTGTATGTCAATAGTAAGATTTATAGAAAATAACCAATCAAGAATAATGAAGAAAGGTGTTACTTTATTAGAGATATTAAATGAGGCACTTCCAACTGAAATGAGAAACAAGGTATTTGATTACTGCAATATGAGAAAAGTTAACTTCGGTTTCAAACCAATGAGAAAGCACTTATACTACAAGCCACAATCAAACCTATGTGATTTAGGTAGAGAAGTTAAAACAGGTTTTAAGAACCTATAATAGAATTACTAATCGGTGAGGGTATATTACCCTCGCCAAACCAAAAACAGAACTAAAATGGAAAATAAAGGATTAAATTTAGAACAAACAAAACAAATACTAACCGACTACAACAAAGTCGTAAAAACTATAGAAGGTTGCAAGATACCTACAATAATCAACCCTCAAGAAAATATCAAAGCGTGTCACAATATGATGGTAGCATTTATAGACAAATGGAAAGATGAGGACATCGTATTACTATTAGATATGATGGAGGTATTGGAAAAGGAAATGTTTGAACTTAAAGATTATTTCATATCTTTGAACACAGAATTAAAAACCAATCAGATAAGGAAGTAGTTGCCTTAATTGTTATTTGTTTGACGACATTACATAACAGGTTTTTAGAAGGAGAGTTAGTCATATTACTCTCCTTTTTTTATGTTTAGTTCGGTCTACTTCGGCTCGCCCTGCTAACTTCGGCCTCCAAACCGACTTGCTCCCTATAAATAACGAAAACCACGTTCCTCCGTATCCGAAGTTTATCCGAAGTTTTTTGATTATATGTCTTCATTCCAAAATGTTTTTGTATGTTTGTTCTAACTTTTCTTTAGTATTGTTCTGCTTTGGAAATGTTTTTTGGTTGTAAAGGGGGTAGTTTCGGCTACCCTTTTTCTTTCGTAATAAAAAAAAGTTTCATATATTTGCCATATAAAACCATTAGGGAGATAGCAAAAGTCTCGGAAATGGCTTAAAAAAGATATTAAATTATGGCACTTGAAGTAGATATTATCGTTCCCTCGCATTTAAGAGCAAACAGAGTAACAACCAACAAGCATATAGATAATGTAAAAATCTGTGTGCCTGATAGTCAATACAAAGACTATGTAAAACACAATCCGAACACGGAGATTATAGCACACCCTGATAGCATTATCGGTCTCACTCCAAAAAGGCAATGGATAATGGAAAACTTTCCTAATTGTTTTCAAGTTGATGATGATATGACACAGATGAGGAGACTTTATACAGAAAAGGGAGAGGAAGTCAAGTTATGGAAGGAGGAGGCATATGAATGTATTCAATGGACTGCTAATGTTTGTAAGTTAATGGGGTCTCACTTTTTTGGATACAATCCATTTGCAAGTCCGACAGGTTATCACGAGTTACATCCGTTTAGGTTGACAGGTTATATCTTGGGAGGAGGTTTCGGTATCTTGGAAGGAAGTAAGTTGTATTTTGATGAAGACCAGAAGTTAGTTGAAGATTATTGGGTAAGTGGACTTAATGCTTACCATCATAGAAAATGTTTTGTAGATAGTAGATTTGCTTTGGTGTTCACAGATACATTCGCAAATCAAGGTGGTTGTTCAAGTTATAGAACTATGGAACAAGAAAAGAAGGATACGCTTTGGTTAAGAAAAATGTTTGGTGAAAGTATTCAGTTAAAGAAAGATACAGGATTGGCTAAAAGAAAGCATCCTTATCAAAGAACATTGAAATTACCATTTTAGATGAAAGTATTAGTAACAGGTTGTGCAGGTTTTATCGGTTGGAACTTAACCAATTATCTTTTAGAAAACACAAAGTATAAAGTAATAGGTGTAGATAACTACCAAGGAGGAGGACATAATGCAGAACTCGTTAAAGAATTAAAGAAAAAAAATAAAAACTTCACTTTTAGAAGGGAAAATTTCGCATCTACAGACTTAAAGGGAGTAGAGTATATATTCCATCTCGGAGCAACTCCACAAGTGAGTTTATCAGTTCAAAACCCTTTTTTGACAAATGAAAACAATGTGACCAATACATTGGCTATGTTAGAACACGCAAGAAAGGAAGGGGTTCGTAAAATCATTTTCAGTAGTTCTTCTGCAGTTTATGGAGATATAGCACCTACACCAACCCACGAGGCAGTAAGGTGTTACCCCTCGTCTCCATATGGCTTACAAAAGAAAATCATTGAGGACTATCTTATTTTATACCACGAGTTGTATGGTATGGAATTTTGTATCCTCCGTTATTTTAACGCTTACGGACCTCATCAGTATAGTTTCAATGCCTATGCAGGAGTAATAGCATCATTCGTAAAAGGTTTCTGTAATATCACTCCAATTAGAATAGATGGAGATGGAGAACAGAGTAGAGACTTTGTTTATGTAAAAGACATTTGTAAAGTTAATCTCGGAGTAGTGACACAAAATGTCACAGGTTGTTTGAATGTTGGAAGTGGGATGGGAACTTCAATAAACGAAGTTTTTGACTTGATTTCGGCTATTACTCATCACCAACCCCCTACAATCAAAGCAGATAAAAGACAGGGAGATATTGGTCATTCTGTTGCAAACATTACAAGATTGAAAGAAATCGGTTATCAACCTACCGAATTAGAAAAAGGTTTAGAAATAACTTATCAATGGTATAAAAAACTTCAAGAAAATGGAAATAGTATATAAGAAACTCAAAGAGTTAAAACCTGCAGAATACAACCCTCGTCAATTAACGAAGGCACAATATCAACAAATCAGAAAAAGTTTAGAGACTTTTGGTTTCGCAGAACCAATAGTAATAAACAAATACGAAGGACGAGAAGGAGTAATTATCGGAGGACATCAAAGATTTAGAATTGCAAAGGATATGGGTATGCAGGACATTCCTTGTGTGGAACTAAATTTAGATTTAGAACAGGAGAAGGAATTAAACATCAGGTTAAATAAAAACCAAGCGAGTTTTGATATGGATAGTCTCGCTAATTTCTTTGAAAAGGACTTCCTACTCAATGTAGGTTTCAATGAGGCAGAGTTAGGTATGTTCCTTGATGACTTTGAGGAGGAGTTCTATAGTTATGATGATAGTAATGCAGAGATGCCTATTGTAAGTAAGTTTAGTGAGAAATATGATTGTGTAATTATTATGTCAGATAATGAAATAGACACAAGTTATTTAGAAACAACATTAAACATAGAAAAAGCACAGAGTTACAAGAATACTCATATGGGTAAAGCAATGGTAATTAAAGTAGAACAATTAAAGAAAGCAATAGAAAAGAAATGAGTATAATCATAGGAATATGGTTGTTGATGTTATGGATGAGTTACTTAACATTAAAAAATTATGAAGAATGCTTAAAAAAGGACAAATATGACACTAATAAAAAAAGAGGAACAAGAAAGAACAAAGAAAAGTAAGGAATTGTTCTTGGAGAACTTTGAACAATCACTATGTAATGTATCTGCTTGTTGTAAGAGAGTTGGTATAAGTAGAAACACTTTTTACACTTGGAAGAAAGAGGATGAGGACTTTAGAGAAAAGTGTGAGGAGATAGAGGAAAGTTTATTGGACTTCGCAGAAACAATGTTGTTCAAGAAAATCAGAGATGGTGGAACGCCAGAACTTTTATTTTTCTTAAAGACAAGAGGAAAGAAACGAGGATATGTAGAAAGACAAGAGTTCACAGGTGCAGATGGTTCTGAAATAATATGGAAAGAAACAAAGACCTATGAAACGGAGGAGAAAACCGACAGGGGAAAAGAAAATCTTTAAGGAGATTTGGGAGGAGAGAGAGCATAGATGTATAAATTGTCTATGTCACCTTGGAGATGAGGCAAGAGTTCATTACTTCAGTCACATTAAAAGTAAGGGAGCATATCCTGAACTACGATTAGATAAGAATAACATTCAGTTGTTATGTATGGAGTGTCACTATGCTTTTGACCATCAGGGAAGTGAGTATTTCTTGAAACGAAAAAATTTATATGCAACTGACTAAAAAGCAAACCATTGCCTTGGATATATTGGAGAATGATTTTACAAATCAACTCTTGTTTGGTGGTGGAGCAGGTGGAGGTAAGTCTGCGTTGGGTTGTTATTGGATATTGAAGATGTGTTTTAAGTATCCTGAAACAAGATGGTTAATAGGCAGGAGTAAATTAAAAAACTTAAAGGAGACAACCTTACAAACATTTTTTGAAATAGTTAAGATGCAAGGACTTGATATTAACGAGTTCAAGTATAATCAGGCAGAAAGTTCTATATGGTTCAGTAGAACAGGTTCAAAAATAATTCTTAAAGATTTGTCTCATATGCCTTCAGACCCTGAATATCAGAGGTTAGGTTCATTAGAAATCACAGGAGGTTTCATAGATGAGGTCGGAGAAATTCCACAGAAGGCAACAAGTATAGTAGCATCTCGTATGAGGTATAAGTTAGATGAGTATAAACTCATTCCAAAACTCCTGATGACTTGTAACCCTGTAAAGAATTGGATATACACGGACTTCTACAAGAAACACAAAGACGGCACTATAGAGCCATATAAGATGTTTATTCAGTCTTTAGTTATGGATAACCCTCATATATCCAAACACTACATTGAGCAGTTAAATCGTTTAGATAAAATATCAAGAATGAGACTACTGCAAGGAGATTGGGAATATGAAAACACAGAGGACAAGTTATATGATTATGATAAGTTAGTAGATTGTTTTAGTAATAGTTTTGTAGAAGGTGGTGAAACTTTTATCTCCTGTGATGTCGCAAGATTTGGTGTAGATAAAACAATTATTTGTGTTTGGAATGGTTGGAGATTGGAGGATATAGTCAGGATAGATAAGTCTGATTTAGTAGAAGTAGGTAGACAGATACAAGAGTTAGCACAATTCCATAAAGTTATGAGGTCTCACATAGTAATTGATGAGGACGGAATAGGTGGAGGTGTTGTAGATATGATTAGAGGTTGTAAAGGTTTTAAGAATGGGAGTAAACCATTTGACAACGAGAACTTTGCAAATCTCAAAACACAATGCTATTACAAGTTAGCAGATAAAGTAAATAAAGGGGAAGTTTATATAGGTAAAAGGGATTGGCAGGAGGATATTATAGCAGAGTTTGAGGTAGTTAGAAGGCAT